GTGGCTTTAAGGCCTGGGAGGGGGTCCTCCCCCACCCTTCTGGCAAGCTCTCACCAGTCTCCATCTTTGATTACTTCTGCCCTCCCTACCCTTTGGGAATGGGGACTGTAATTTATTTTATTTGACTTCTTAGCGTTGCAAATCCAGTGGGCCGCCGCTAGATTATTGGGGTCCTCGGCTACTTGACGAGGCGAATCATACCCAAACTCTTTCCATCTGCTCACTGGTACGATCTCGTCTATTACAAACGACAAGGGATGATTGGCATCGCTTGGTTCATCGTAGTGAATAGGTCTCCCACATATATGGCACGGTAACTCCATGGCCCGTAGTAGGGCTCGGTTCTTCCTCCTGAGGCTCCCGTTTTGGCTGCGTGGGTTATTTCTCATAAGGGCTCCTAACAATGTAAAAGCCCCTAACTATTCGTTAGAGGCCTTCACCGGGGTCTATACAGTGTCTTTATCCACCATTTGCACGATTACATATTAGCATTAATATTTTTCCCTGGTGTGTCGAGTTGCACCGGTGCAACTTTCGGGTGTACGCCTGCTGCTCCTCTGGGGGGTTATTACAAGTCACCGTCTTTCCCAGACTTACACATTGTTCGTCTCCTTGTATTGATATCTGCATTCGTTCTTTCTCTCATAGCTTCCCGAGCATCTTCAACCCACTCTTTGCTGCAGAGGACCGTGTTATTCTCAATGCAGAACTGAGTGACCTCATCCAGGGTGGGCTTTCTTCTGCGGTTCTCCACGATGGTCGTGATGATCACTGCTACTGTTAAACATATGACTATGAGTGATAATATGATTGTTGCGTTCATGAGGTTCCTCTTTCCTCGCTGATGTGCTTGTCGATGATTGTAAGGCACTCCTCATAACTGTAAGTTCTTCCGATGTCAAAATTATTATCCTCTTTAAGGCTAACATGCTTGTTTATAATCTCTGCCTTTACATCATCAACCAATGCTTTTCTTCCCTGCTCCCAACCATAGTCCATGCCAGCAAAGTAAGCTTGCATTTCGGCTAGTTCGGAATCTCTCTTAAGCTGTAATCCGTTCTGAATTGCTTGCCCGATAATTCCACCGTGGTCATAATAACCGCCTTTTAAATCATTGCTTTCGGCTTTATCAAAGGCTTGCTTTGTTTCTTTAGGTATCTCTATAATGAGCTTTACTGTATCACTCATACTTCCTCACCTTCTACGCATTTTACACACGCTTTAGATTTATAAGTCCGTTCAATATATGCGTTGAGATAAAAGACCACGTCTTCAAGCCACTCTCTGTCGGGGCATTCTCGGACTACTGCTTCGGCTGCGGTAAAAGGTGTGGCTCCGTTCCCTAACATCAATTTGTTTTCTCCGGTATTTTCCATTTCATTCCTCACTTTCTGCCTTATAGGGTTCGCAAAACATTCTGTCGAACCATGTTACATACGGATTCGTCGTGGCACACTTCTTGCTTTGACATACATTGTTTGACTCGGAATAATACTTACACTCTTTACAAGGATTTCTTTTTATCAGATTTGATATCTTGCTTATTAGTTTCATTCGTCCTGCCCTCCCTCTGACTCTTTCCAATACCTGATCCCCAACCATACGAAGATGATAAAAAGGACTGCATTGAAAATCATGATTGTTAAATACTCCTCGCCTGTCATTGGTATCATTACTCTCCTATCCTTCCCATTCGCTCAGGCTCCATAAAAATATGATCGCTACATGTACGATGATCCACCACTTTGAAAAGGTCTCTAAATGCCGGAATACTTTTATGAGCTCATAATATTTCTTTACTGTCTTGATGTCGTTGATCACCCTCGTCCACAGATACATATATACAGCGGCGAGAATAAGTACCCACACATATCCAAATAGCCTTCCCATTCTGTCGCCCTTCTCCCCCTCTATGCCCCCTCATACGAAATGAAGATTTATCGCTACTTCGTAAACGAACTTACTCTTGATGTGTCCGTATGTACTCCTTTCCGCATCCTGCGGATATCTTGCTCCGTACTGGATGTTATTCCAGATCCCGAGGTCATACTCGCTCGGTATGTTCAGGCGGGCCTGATCTATCGCGTTGATTGTGTCGAGATATTCTGCATACTTCACAGCCGTCTTGAAGGTCGGGTCTCCCGGATCTCCGCTCGGAGGGGCTGAATCGCCACCTCCGCTCTTCGGAGTGATCATCGTTGCGACTTCATCTTTGAGCCTGTGATAATCTCTGATGGTCCATAAGGTCTTATGATAGACTGCTGCAGGAAGTATGTACTTGGTTTTCTTTCTCTGATAGTCCTTCATTTTTCCTCCCTCACCTTATCTCTCCAAATCCTGCTTTGATTATTGTCTCTGCCCTCTCTGGCGGTACCGTGATGACCTCTCCGGCATTTACGAGCCTTTGAAGCTGTGTATCGCTGTAGGTTGTCGTGATCCTCAGCTTCACCGTCTTGGCTTTCTTCGGCTTGACCTTATGATCGAGGATCTTGTCCCAGGCTTTCTTGATTGCCTTGTTGTCATACTCAAATTCGAATATCGGGATGTTTAAGAGCTTATGTACATCGAATCCCATATCGAACGGGACGATATATCCGGTCTCTCCGTCTACGACTCCCATCTCCTTGGCTGAAGGGAAGGGGCAGCAGATAACCGGAACGTTATTCGTCAGAGCTTCGAGCATTGAATATGACCATGCTTCCGAGTCACTGAGCTGGACCAGATAATCCGCCGCTGCTATGTAGGGCTGAACGTCCATCTCTAATCCCATGTTCACCATCCCTCTGGGGGCATTCGGGATAACTCCCTCGGAGAAGTTAAACCAGATAAACGGAATGCCCTCTTCATTGAGTCTTTCTGCCAACTTTCTCATTCGCATCTCGTTATTCCCTTTATCCGGTGCAGGGATTCTTGTCGCTGATACGAGGATCAATGCTTTTTTATATTCAGGTTCAATCGGATTATGTATTACCATCGCGTTCTTTGCCTCTTCGAATGTTTCCTTGCTCGCTTCGCTCACATTGACGATGAAGTCTGAATCTGTCGGTATGAACCACTGGGGATTTGTCTTGCATCCATGACACATCCTCACGGATTGATTGCACCGGATATTGTTCGGGGACTTATCCAGGATCCTCAGCATTATGAGCGTATCGCAGGCATACATTTTGTTGTAATCGTAATCAATGACTTTTATGTGCTCTTCGAGCCTGTTCCGCTGTCTGATGTCGACCGAACCGACCACAAGAACGATATCTCTGTCCTTCATCAGCTCCCCGAAGTGGTAAATGAATGTCTCTATCCCCCCGATTATGTGAAGGCCTCTGATGAAGAGAATCACATCGTGCTGTTCCGGTATCGGGATAATCGCACATCCTCTGTAAGGTTCGCCTCTGAGGTAATGCGCCCACATTGTATTGACCGTGGGCTTATAGATCTGACACCATCTCGACAGCTCCGGGATATCGTTCTGATATGTCAGGAGGATGACTTCGTTCGTTTCGTCCTCTTTTTTGATCTCTTCCAAGAGGTCTGTCATATCAGCTGTGACGTGATGGAAGTAGTAAACGATCCTTTTGGTCTTTGTCTGACCGTTCTTGTAATTCTTCGTGTTGCTTCCCGATACATCCGTCCGGTAAAAATACATATACTCGGGAATGATGGCTGCTTTGATGTCCTTGCTCAAATATCCGACCCTTCTTGAGAAGTCTTCATCCTCTGTCGCGTCCTTTTTCTCGTTGAAACGAATATTCCCGATCAGCGTCCTTTTGAAGCATCTTGTGCAGGCGGAAGGATTTGAAAGCCTGTCTCCCTGCCTTTTGACTTTATAATCAAATTGCACACCTTTCATATTCAAAGAACGCCATGAATACTCAATGAGTTCGGGGTTATCTTCTATCTTTTCAAGGAGCTTTTTGATGAAGTGCGGGGATACCATGTCATCCGAGTCGATAAACTGGATATATTCGCCTTTCGCACATCTAAGGCCTCTGTTCCTTGCCGCTGCCTGCCCCTGGTTCTTCGTTCTGATGGCTGAGAGCCACTTATACTTAGATCTATAGGCCTGCGGTGAACCATCGTCTATGAGGATGACTTCCACTCCGGAGACTATCTGCTTATCAAGGCACTCAAGGAGCTCATCCGTGTATTCCTTCGTGTTGTAATATGGGATTATGATTGACAACTTCATACTCCGAATACTCTCCTTTCAAACATCAGTGCCTCGACATCATCATCGATGTCGCAGGTGTAATCATTTATTGCTACGTAATTCGTATAATCGATCACATCCAAGGGACCGCCTTTTATGACCTGCCAGAGTTCCCATGACACTGCTTCTCTGTGAAATCTTCCTTCGAGGTCATATTTGTGACATTCTTCAACCTTTCGGAAGAACAGTTCCGGATCTTGGACTTTGAAAGCGAAGGGTTCCGCCCAGTCCTTCGTATATTTTTCATGGAACGGTGGAGCTGATGCAAAAAATTGAATTGATCGTGTCTCGGTCTTTACGATCTTCCTGATGGCGTCCTCCGAAAAGTATACATCCCCGAAGATATAACAGACAGGCTCTTTCATGGGGTAAAATGCTTTAAGCCAGCTGTGGGTATTTTCGCCGTAGATAAAATCGTTGTCATGTCTCAGAATATCCACCCCGTTTTTTTCTGCTGTCACATCAAAGAAATTATTAGTTGTGCTGATGGCTATGTCCGTGATTCCGTAGGCCTTTAAAAGCCTTATCGTTCTCTCAACTATCCGCTCTCCCAGAATCTTATTCAGCTGCTTTGGGAAAGCTCCATACTTTCCGCCGCACATGATGATATATTTCACTGCTCTTGTCTCCTCTCATAAAGCTTGCAGGCCTTACAGGATCTCGGCTTATATCCGGCTCTGCCCTTTTCGCACTTGCCATAACATCTTGATGTCAATGTCGGCATCTCAGTGAAGTGTTTACAAGATCCGCACTTGTTGGAGAGGTTTGTTCTTTTCATCTGCTCTTTCCTCAGATGCTTCTCTCCTTTGAATTTCCACTCCGCTTTCAGCTTTGCTTCCTCGATCTCGTAATATGTCGCGTTATCAGGAACTCTTACCTCAGCTGTATAAACTAACATCCCTCTCCTCTCCGTTGCACCGGTGCAACTTTTTGCTTTTTACGCCTGCTGCCTGTCTTGGGGCTTTTATCCAGCCGCCTGCATCCTCTTAGCCTTCTCTCTGTAACTCCGGAAGAGCTCAAGGGCTTTTTCGATGCCTTTGTTGTATGAGTCCACCTTATCGGACTCGTTCTTGCATCCTACCTGCAGCATCTCCTGAAATTCTTCGTAGGTTCTTTCTTTTTCATCGAGTAGATCTTCTTCGAACTCGTTCATCAGTTCTTCGGGCATGTTTTCCCTCCTTCGTGTAATCAATAAGTGCTTCCTCCCAGAGCTTGTTCCTTCTGTCGGTGTCATCTGCTCTGAAGGGTTCTTTCTCGTTCTCTTTGATGACTGTTAAGATATAGCTCCATGCCTTTTTGAATATGGTCTTGGGATCCTTTTTGACATCATCGGGGCTGACTAACAGGTTTGTCTGCCACTCGTTCGGCTTCGTGCAGACCAAAAGGTCCTGTTTCTTTCCGTTGAATGTCACAAAGTTCCTGATCCATGAGACCTTGATACCTTTAAGATTGCATTTGATGGTGAATTGGTGCTCTGTCATTCCCCGCCCTCCTTTCCGGGCGGCTTGCACCTGCCGCCCTGGGTTATTTCCGTGATATATTCTCCGTTGGAGGTGTGCCCTATAAATAGTTCTTGCCGAATATCTTCATGAAGTCTTCTTCCGGATAATGTTTAATGAACGCTGTCTGAGCTGCGCTCTGTAGGATCCTGCATATGTCATAATTGACATGAACTGCTTCAGGATTATCAAGGTGATGCTCATGACAGAGGTAAACCTTCAAGCCGTACCTCTCAGATTTATTTCTTGATGGCCCCATGAATACATGATGTTCTTCAAGATTTGCTCTTCTCTGGTAATCGTTGTGAAGCAGCATACAGAGGTAACAGGTGCCGTCCTCTTTATCGTGCATGATCGACTTCATGATTCGATCTCCCAGCGAGCTTCTTTCTTTACTGTCAGCTTGATTGTTCCCTTCTGGGTAAGCTTTACGGTTGCCTTATATCCGGTACCGCTGTCTGCAGTGAGACTTACAAGGCCGCTGTCTGACATCTGATTGATTGCAAACTTCACAAGTTCTCTCAGCTCTTCGTGATCCTTCAGGAGCTCTTCCGCATTATCCTCGGCTTTGAGTCTTGATGACTCCATTCTTCTGAGCTGTTGTGCTGCGGAACAATCGCAGAGCGTCATGGCTTTCTTCATCTGCTGAATGTCACTCATTCCCTCTTCTCCCTCGAATGTCTGTACCTGTCCGCAAAACTTACAAGGTGCGCTGTAATTCATCTCTCATTCTCCTTCCTGAACCACCAAATGTGCTTGTCAAAAATATCTGCCTTAATGTCTTTGTCTTCCGCAATAGGGAAATCGTCATCGGCATATTCCCTTGGCTTTGTGAATCTCTCAATGCCATCAGGCTCGATGATTACTGCTGCCTGACCTTTGCAGTAATGTGTGATTACTCCGGGCTCGGATCTCCACCAAACCTTTCTGCCGATTACCTCTTTGTCAAAATCACGATTATTGAGCTCCATCGGATGTTCATCCAGTCTGTTATCAAGAACATAGGAGAGGGCTTCGTGGAATGTCATAAAACCTTCATAGAAAGGCTCTTCATTTCGAGTAATCACAAGGTATCTGCTTTTACGGATCTCGGCTTCGTCGTATTTGCACTTGATGTAATTTGTGGGATAGTACTCGATTCCCCATCTTGCGCCGGGCTCTCCGTCAAATTCCACGAGGTTATCAATGCTCATTTCTTCGTCATACGGATAAGCCCAAAAGCAGTTTCCTTCTCCCCAGTCAAGCCTTCCTCCTATCGTGTGAACGTATCCCTCGGCTTTTATCACCTGATAAGGTTTCTTTCCTACGGTCACGTCCCATGGCATCTTCTTATACACCAGCGTCTCTAAGTCATCTTTTCCTATGAGCTTGATGTTTATCACTCTTCTACCTCCTCGGTACCATCTATGATTCTGTTTACTGTGTTCAACATGACTTCCATCTTTGTTCTCATGGCTCTGAACTGATTATCACCAAGCATCCTCTCGAGTGCTCTGATATCACTTGCAAGACCCGCTTTGTATCCTCTGACGGTATTCGGATCAAGGATGTTTCTACTCGCGGGCTCGGTATCGTGCACGGCTTCATCGTTCCCCGAGCCATTTCCTCCCAGTTCAGTGTCAGGATCCGACTCATCATTTTTGATGACTCTAGCCTCTTCCACCTCTTCAGCATCTTCTGTTCCGCTCTGCTCGGGATCAGGATCGTCTTTGGGTTCTTCCTGGATCGTCTCCACTTCTTTGACGTGAGGTGCTTTGACTGTTTCGGGCTTTTTGGGTACCTCAACCCTCTTTGGTTGCACCGGTGCAACTTCGGGTTTTTCCTCTGCGATGGGTTTCCCATAAACAAATTCGTAGGCATCTTTTGCTTTGACAAATACATGACCATCTTCTCCATTGCTTACCGGCATTATCTCCGCCCATGCGCTTGTGATTTCCATCCAGGAATGATTCGTTTTTGTTTCAGCTCTCGCTACTGTGAGGGATGCTCCATCGTCTTTGACGATCAGGATCACCTTTCCTTCTCCGGCTACCCTTGCCACATAGGTCATCTGATCTATGGGCTTGAATATATCTTTCAGGCGGTCCCATTCCTCGCCTTCTGAAAAGAAGTTCCATATCTTGCAAAAGAGGAATGTGTTTTCTTCTCCGATTGCCTTTAATACTCTGACGAGAAGGGAATCTTCAGGAGGATTCATGATCTGCTCGAAGTTCTCCTCAAGATGCTCGACTTCGCTCTTGCTTCTCTCCTCATCAATCTCGTTCTTTATCGCCTGGATCTCTGACTTGGTATATTCCGGTGTCAGCTCCTCGGTTATTACTTCGGGGATCCTGAGCATGAGTGCGAGCTTGGCATATCCGAAGCCCTTATACTGTTCAAGCAGCCTGTCTGAATTGCCTTCTTCAGAGAATCTGTCATTGATGCGGATGAATCTCGATACCATCGACTTATCAAGACCAAATTCGCCATTTGCGAAGTCGAGATAATCGGAATATCCGGAAGTCTTTAATATGTCCGTATCTCTTGCGACCTTGAGAAGATATCCGATCCTGACGAATCCCTCCGAGGTCTTTTCCAGCTCCGAGCGGAGCTCCTGTTTATACTCCGCGTAGTCATGCTGATAAACTATTTCTTCCATTCGCTATCCTTTCTTGAGTTATCCACATGGATTATTTAAAAGTGCTAAAATGCACGTTTTTGTGACTTAAACTGCTGTTTTATGTCGTTTTGTGCGGCTTTTTGCCTCTTTTTGCAGTTTTGTGACATCCAAACTCTTCACATATCTCCCGAGCCATCTGTCGATTTTCTTCTCGTCAGGCTTCGAATCGTGGATTCCGTACCACTGTTCAATCTTGCCCTGCGGATTGAGTTCTACTGTGATATAAGGCTCTTCGGGGTTCTCCTTGGTCCTGAGCAAGCAGATTATCTTTCTGCGCTCTGCATGGCTCCTCAGATATCCGTCTCCGCCTACGCAATGATGAAGCAGTCTTCCTTCGTCTACGATCTCGCTGGCACTCATTGCCGGTCTTATGACAAGTGCTCCGCTTTCGTAGTGGTAAACCTTATCAGCTCCCTTGAACCTTGTTCGGATCTCCTTAAATCTTTCCTCAGCTTCCGCTTTCCTCGTTTCAGCTGCTCTCTCATCCTTTTCGATGACCGCTTTGTTATGTGCGGCGTGTAAATCTTTCGGGTAGAGGACGATTGAATCCGTCATGTCATATCCAAGTTCTTTTTTCATCTGCAGGTAGTCGATGTATTCTCGCGCCTGGGAGTGGGTGTTTCCCTGTTTGCGGAGATAGTTCACTATCTTGGCCGGAGTCGAATAATCCATCAGTCCTTTAAGATCCTGCTCGGTGAGGTTATATCTGATCAGGTCATTTGCATATTCTCCGAGGCATCCGGTAACCTTCTCCATCCGGTAGATCTTTAAGGCTGTGACCTGTTCATCCGGTGCTTTTTGCGTAAGCTCCTTAAATCTCTGCTTCGGTATCTTGAGATAATCCCAGGGAGTCTTTGCTTTAGGATTCAATCTCATATCCAGCCCGTAGTACATCTTGCGGAAGATGATCTCTGTCAGGCCTGCTTTGAGAAGAGCCTCAAACCATTTATTCGAGATGTACGCCTGCTGCCAATCTGCAATCGTGAAATATCGTGCTATCCTGTCATTGACCAGCGCCTCTTGTGTCATTGAGTACGCCATCACGGTCGACTTCATGTTTTTCCATGTATCTGGGAAGATAAATCCGCAGGTGGGGCTATTGTCTGCATATCCCATCGTTGAGAAACAATAAGTGCTGTTCCACTGTCCGCCGTACCATCCGTAAGGGTGATAAAACTCTTTATAGAGCTTCTTTCTCATTCCTGCCGGGAAGTAAAGCCTCATTCGCTCAGTAAGTTCGAACTGCTCAAATGACTTCTTACTGTCCGGAACTGCTTTGAGAATCGGCCTAAAGAACCTGAGGATCCAGCCGCCCTTCGGAAGTTTCTGACCATACCAGAGATCAATGTCACGGCAGATCGGGTTCTTTCTGTTTCTCTTTGAGACTAAATTTCCGATTGCTTTACACTTGGGGCATCTGACGTAAGCACCCTTTGGGGAATTAATGAACTCTTCGACTTCATCGTTGTATTCCTTCCGGAACTTCGCTCCGCAATGGACACACTCAACATGGAGCTCGTTCTGCTTCTTCGTGAAAAAGAATGTCCTTCGGTTGTCAAACTCCTTTTCAGCCCATGTGATGAACTTCTTCGGGATTCTCGGAAGCATTCCGTGAAGCTCGCTCTTTTCCTCATCAGTCATTTGCAATACCTCCCAGGTAATAATCCTTCACGATCTCTCTGACGGTTGCCTCTTCAGGTATTCCGAACTTGACCGTTCCGCCAAAACTGATATTGGCTGCTTTGAGGATTGCATCGTCGACTTCTTCCATGAGTTTTTCGCTCTCTTTGAGGATTGCTCCCAACGCTCCGGCAAGACTCTTCTTGGAGCTTCTGACCGCCTTTGCGAAATCATTTGATTCTGAGATACACATCTGGATGTATCTGATCCAGTCGTGCATGATGCCGTTGATGGTAAGTGCCTCTTCCTCGATAGCTATCTTTCCGAGTGCCGCTGATGTGTCAGAACACATTCTGTCCCATCCTCCGGTGATGAAATCTTCCGCATCTTCAGGATCCAGTCCGTTTTCTCTTGCTATCTCTCTGACTGCTTCGGTGTCTCCCTGTGCGAGCTGATTCTTTGCCGCCTCATTGATCTCATCTGCTGAATTGAAATTGCCGTACTTGGTGAATATTTCCTTTGCCACTGTAAATCCCTCCTTCATTGAGTCTTTATGCTGTTTTTGCGTTATTGATTAACCAGTTTCTGTAAGAATGTGGTTCTCCGACTTTTACGGTCACATTGTGCCTTGCAAGCTCATTCCCGACCTTTTCCCAGATATCAGCGTTCTTGACCTTTTCGCCCTTTGCCGATAAATACTCTGTCTCGCGCCATTTGGGGAGCCATTCTGTAAGAGCGGTTCCGAGCCATTTTGAATCAAAGAACAGGTTAAGATCCGAAGGGCAGGTCATGTGACTCAGCGCTGATCCAAGAGTAATCAGCCATGCTTCGTTTTCGCTCGCTTCGACTGCTTCCTTGCAGGTCTTTGTTGCGGGTCCCTGCGGAGTTATCGCCTCCAGGATGTACACTCCGTACCCCTGCTGCCTTTTTGGTCCTTTGATTGTCTGGTGGATGTAAATGTTGACTGTCATGTGTTCTCCTGATCATGTATCTCTGATATGGATAACCTGTGACCGGATTGACTCCGTTGAAAAGTGTTGACTTGATGATCTCCCATCCCTTTGGAACCGGAGGCGGGTCTTTCCACCTCATACTTCTGACTGTCTCTCTCTTAGGCTCCGGGATTTTTAAGTTCCTGCTGCGCGTATAAGATGCAGTCTTCTCAGATTCGCCCTTTAAGAGATAATCTGACAGCTGTTCATATTCGCCTTCGTCATACAGAGGACTGAAAAACGGATGTCCGTGAGGCCAAGCTTTCTGGATCAGCTTCATCGCATCAACCCCCTCGGGGTTGTTGATCACAATATGGTGATGAACCGCTCCACGGGATCCTATTTCTGTTACCCCGATATATTTCAGATCTACTTCCGCTTTGCGGTAGTTCTTGCGGAGCTCTGCGAGGAACTTGGCTCTGAGTGCGTTGGCTTCTTCCGGTGTCTCAGGTCTTCTATCCTTTGCATAGGTCAATGTGACGTGGAGATCACCTTCTCCGAAGTTTGCCATTATTAGCCTCTGAACTTTTCTCCTTTTGTTCCTCTCGTTCTGTCTCTTTATCTCTTCAGGTGTCCTTTTTCTTTTCCGCTCCCTCGGACATCCGGGAGCTCCATAATTCCCTGGGATATATTTCTGAATCTCTCTGACCTCTCCAAGGTCATAAGTGACTTTCGTGTACAAGATAATCTCCTCTAGGTTACGTAAGTTTAATATCCTAATGAACGAATAAAAGAGGCTTAAACCGTCTTTTTAAGATTGACTTTTTAAACCCGAGGACATATAATGATTATGTCAACTAATCATGTATGTCCTACCAGAAATCACCGTTTTGCAGGCGGTGATTTTTTTATATCCAAATCTCATGAATGATGTTTACCTGCATATCTATGAAGTTGTACTGTGCGGGCTCTTCAGGCATCATAGGTGCGGTAAGCCCGAGCTCCTTCCAGTTCTTATGTCTTATCTCCGCTGCTACGTGATACTCTTTCACGGTTCTCAGCTCGTAAGGTGTTATCATCCAGTGCTTATAATCTCTCAGGATTCCGTAGAAGCCCTCATAGACCAAATCGTCATCGTCTTTCTGCTTGATCCTGATGATGTCGGGGCCAGATAAGAGATTAAGCAGATCTTCTAAAACCACTCTTCCCATTTGACTACCTCTTTCCCTATCCCAATCGCGTAACCATATTCCTGATTACAACCCATTGAACGTTCCCATCCGGGCATCAAGAGAACAATGTCGCAAGCTCTTATTGCATCGAAGCATACCTGCATGATCTCTTCATAGGTGATGCTCTCGGGAAGCTGCTCTCCGATCTTGACCGGGTTGATTGCTCTTGCCGTGTCTCTAAACTTCTGATGAACTTTCGCCTCTCCATAATCGAAGCGGTCTTTATAATCTTCGGTACCGGTAATCGGTCCGCTCAAATAAACGTGAAGCATTTCTTCCCTCCTATTTGCTTGAATAGTAATGATTTCCGACCTGACAGAGATTTGTCCCGAATCCGTGATAATGTCCCGCTCTGAACCATAAAGGCTTGGGGATCCATCCTTCCTCGAAGAGTGATAAAGCTTTTATACAGTCCTCATTCGGTTCAATCCCTCTTCGGTTCCAGGAACTGCTGAAAGCATCTGAAGCCCAAACAGCTTGATAAGATTCCATTCGGAAGACTTCTTTTCTACACTCTGCCGTGTACATCACCCAGAGCATCCCTTCCGTCCCTTCTCCTTCGGCCTCTCGCATTGCAAGATCCATAAGGTAGAAGCAATCATCTTCGGTGAGGTTCCTGTACGGTTCCGGCTCCACCTCGATATATACAGTCTCGGTTACAACCTCTTTGATAGGTTCCGCTTCTATATATATGTATTCGATCTGTGGCTCCGGAGGTTGGGTGCTCATTGAGTAGTTATGGCTTTTATATGAACCGTATGCAGCAATCCCAACCGCTATTCCGACTATCAAGGTGAACAGGACATTAATGATGTTCTTCATTGCCTCTCTCTTTCAGAAATTCTGTAAACTGTTCTTCCGGTACTCTTGTGAGTTTCCCTATTCGGATGATCTCCCTTCCGCTGGCCTTATATTCTTTAAGAAGATTGAAGGCTGTGGTCTTTCCTATTCGGAAGGTAGACTGGATATCCGAAGGGCTTAACCAGCTCATGCTGCAAGGAACTCGGTGACATCAATCTCAGCGGTCTTACATACTGCGATAAATTCATCTGCTTTGAGTTCCTGACTACCTCTGAGGCATCTGCAGAGCGTCTGATAATTGATATTCGCTTTTTTTGCAAGTGCCTTAACGTTGATACACCTCTCGGAGATGATCTCAGCAAGCCTCTGCTCTATTTTCATTCGGTTAACCTCTCTTTCTTTAGTAGTATATTGCTAAAAGCGGTTGTGATTAACTTGTGTTTGCTAATCACAGTTTGAATAATAACATTTTGCTAAAAGTGTGTCAACATTTTTTTATTAAAATTTGAAACTTTAGTTATAATGTGCTAATCTTCTATTGAAAGGAGGTAAAAACTTATGGTAAATCAAGAAAGAGAAAGGCTTGCCGCCAGATTAAGAGAATATAGGAAATTACTTGGAATGTCTCAGCAAGAACTTGCTAAAAAGATAAATACTCCACAGACTACCATCTCCGCTTGGGAGAGAGGCGTCACTATGCCTGATGCTAATCAGCTTCCCGAAATCGCCTCTGCTCTTGATGTTTCTTTTTCGGTGTTGTGTGGTCTTCCGGATGAAAAAAATGAAGATAGGATCCTTATCGATGCTTATCACAAAGCAGATGATATAACAAAAAAGAACATACGCCTGCTGCTCGGGCTCGGGGGTAATGATCATGTGGATAAATAATCGAGGCTATATGCAAGAGCGCATCACAGATCCGCACACCGGGCTTCCGAAGATTATCTCCGTGAAGTGTTCCGGTAATTCTGTGAAGGCCAGAGACGAAGCATACAGACAACTACAGGATAAGATAAAGAGGTTATCGGAATCAGAGTTCCGATTCTTTCAGACTATCGATGTTTATCTATCAGAAATGCAGAAGGAATGGAAACCCTCAACATATTTACATGAGAACTCTCATTTCAAACAAATAAAGAGGATCCTCGGCGATGCTTACATGAATAAGCTTACCGCAGGATACATCCGAGCGAAATTCATAGAGTCGGGCAAGAATAATCACACTCTCAACGATTATCAGTATACCCTTAAGGCTTTTTGGAGATGGGCTTACCGGAATGATTTTGTTAAGTCTTTGGATGTTGCGGATAAAATGTCGACTTTCCGTGACACCCCAAGGAAAGAACGCATCCAAGATAAATACCTGGAAACCTACGAGCTGCGGAAGCTCTTGACCGCAATGGCGGACCCGAGATACAAACTTCTCAGTAAATTCATGGTATTAACCGGAATGCGAATCGGTGAAATCCAATCTTTGGAAGATCAGGATGTATGGGGCTCGATAATAAGGATAAATAAGACTTACGACAGGGCTAACAGAATCGTTACTTCTCCTAAGTCTATCGAATCCAAGAGAGAGATACACGTCCAGCCGGAGCTGAGGGAGTGCATTGATCAGATACGAGAATATAAAGAGATTATCGGGTACAAAGGGAGTCTTTTCTTCCCCGATGCAAACGGTAAGAGGCTAAACTATAACTGCTATAATGAATACCTTGAGCTCATATCTCTTGCAGTCCTGGGAAGAAAGATCACTCCGCATATATTCCGACACACTCACTGCTCGGTTATGGTCATGAGCGGCATGAGCTACGAGGCAATCATGGCAAGGCTCGGGCATGGAGACAGCAAGGTTACGAAGCAGATCTACACGCACAGGCTCAAAGAGCTGAAGGATAAAGAAAATCGTCAGATGGACTCAATAAAGCTATTATCATAAGGGAAGCGCGGGCTTCCCTTTTTGATTGCTTGACCATCTGCTTGACCAACCTATTCAAAGCCCGATATTTACAGGATCCTATATGACAACGATTTTCATAATGGTTTAGTTCGCTAAAATTCGTAATAGTCCGTAACATCCGCAAAATCAGCACTTTTTAATTTGATCCCGATGGATGCTTGATTTCGTTTGCTTGACTATTTGCTAAACTAAAAAAACTCCCCCGCCGGAGACAGCGGGGGAGTATATGAGGGGGGATTTATCGTTAGGCTAGACAGCCGAGCGACCTTCATTAATGCCGAATGCGACATAGTGGAAGTAATACAAAGAATTATTATCTCCATAAGCACCCACAAGGTCGGGGTAATGAGATTTATAAAATATGGGATTGAACTGTTCCGAAGCTTGCCGAAGTTCATTCATTCCGAACATAACAAAGTGTTGCCACAGCTTGTTGGGATCATGCCCGAATGCAGCTTCAAGGTCTGCGTACTTGTTAGCGTAGTATTCGGGATTAAATACCGGTGCATAGTCATAACCGTAAAGCCAAAATCCCTCGTTTACGGACGGATTGATGATACAACCTCTAAATTTATATTCAGAGCCCTGTCCCCATCTTCCGTTACTGTTTGTCCTCGTCTGATTCCAGAAGGGTGATCTTGCATTATAGCCTGATTCACTTGTGAAGATAGTGTTATCGTCAATTATCTGCTCGACAATGCAAACGTGGCCTGCTCCGTCTGTGCCGCTTAGTGTGTTGCCTTTCTGCCATACCATGATACCGCCCAAAGTGGGCTTTGCAGATATCTTCAGTCCCATGCTTACAGCTCTTTCGATGAAGTTCTCAGCATTACACACAAGCTGATACTCGATGTAAGGCTTTCCGATTATCTCAGCGAATCTGCCATTGGCATATCCGACACAATTAGCGAGAACAGTTGCTTTAGGGTCCATTGGCTTGCCTTTACATGCTTCTGAATACCCACCGTCAACCTTACGCATATAATACGGGCTATTCTGCGGTCTTGTGGTTCTCATCACAAAATTCGCCATATGTTCACCCATTCTCTTTGTCATACTGTGCTTTGAGTACGGTTAAGATACCACCGAGGCAAGTATTCAAAGCTGCAAGAGTTGCGGTTATCTGTGCTGTGTAGGGAACGTGCCATATAGCAAGAACCGCAGAAATGAAAGTGAGGATGGGTGCAATACACTTAACGATGATGCACAGATTGTCATAAGCCTTGTTTGATAACTTCATAGAGTCTCCTTTCTTATTTTGAATAAACTTCTCTGATCTCGATAAGTTCTAATATCGTCTTCTGGGTGTCTTGCCGGATGTATTCCTTGAACTCTTCGCTCTTGTATCTTTCATCCTTGGTCAGTTTGTTCACAATCATTACAAGCGAGTTTTGCTTTACCCTTATATATTCCTCACTCCGGCTGATGTGATTAAACGATATCCAATTTGAGTATTCCTTATAAACTTCGAGGATGATTTCTCTGCCGAGGTGCGAATCATAGCCTTCGCCCTTCGGGAGATTCGCTTCAGCTTCTTCCAGGTGCGACCAAACATAGTCAAGCTGTTGCTTGATTACGTTTCTTTCGATGTCTCTAGCCCCTACCCTGATCGCATCCGTGTGAACCGACAAAAGACCACCTTTTACAAGGACATAGGCAATGAACACACAGATAAGCAGAACCGCAAGAACCGTTGAGCCGTTCGAACTGTTTAAAATCTCGCTGATTGCTTCCCACATCACTCATTTCCCTCGCTTCCTTCGGGCACATGTTCTTCGGGTCTGATATAACGCTCACATTTCTCAACGTGCCCATCATCGTCAACAAGTTCACAGGTAACTTTCGCACAATTCTCGTCAGCGATTGATGCCCTCATATTTCCGTAGAGGTTTATCAATGCGAGTTCGGGAGTGTTAAAAGGTGTTACAGTTCTTTCTTTGTTTCCGTTCTTGTAAGTTCTTAAAAGTAATACGTTCGTGGCTTTAACGTTCATGGCTTTACCTCTCAATCTGTGGTTTTCGTGTACTGTATGGTCATTGTTTGAAGCGTAATCGCCGAACTTCTTGTGTGATAAACTTGCACATAAGACCCATTATCGCAATTCGCCGATAAGAAGTTCCAACACGTTCCCGAGCTATTCGTTCCAACTACACTTATAATTGCTTTTTTGTCTGTCGTTGGAATTGTTGTATTAGTAAATGTATTTGAATTTACTGTGATTTCCGACCCAAAATCTGCGGTTATTTCATACAATGGCTTTCCGTCTATCCACGTTCCGACGACTTGCTCGGTTGTACTGTAAATATGTGGGGTACTTCCGAAATTTAATCCGACAATCTTATAGACAAAAAATCCCGCACTATTTCCTACCCTTGTCAAACCACTTCGGGTGATTCGGTATTGGCAATAACCCGAAGCTCCGTAAGGGTACATGGAGATTACAAGGTTATTGTCTATGGCATCGGTTATTTCAGAACGTGTAAAGAGATAATTTTCCGATTTTTGATGTGTTACGTCATTTGCATAAAAAATGAACGCATCATAAGCGGTCGAAAAATCGACCGTCATGTCTGAAAAACTTGAAGCTGTGGCAAGAACAGTTTCGGTGAAGTTGCTGACCCCACCGCCGCCACCGCCACCGCCTGTTATATTGACAATAGTTTTTCCGTTTACATTGTCATCGGTTGCACTTACCCCGCCCACGAATTGAAGTTTTGACTCTGCGGGCATATCGTTACCGTTTTCGTCAACGATAACGTGACCGCCACCGCCGATGCCGTCAAGAATGATCATATTTCCGTTAAACTCGCTTCGGAAATCTTCAAAATCATCGTTTGCACCAGGCATATATAAGCCTAAATTTGGCGTTAAGCTTGACATTTTTTTACCTCATTAATTCCACGAAGGAAGGTTCGACCAATAAGAATCGAAGGCGTGTAAATTTGTGCCATTTACCGCCCAATTCTCGGCGTTTGATGCGTCTTTTGTGTATTCGATTGCGGGATGATCTATGTCTTCAACAGGTTCCGTTACAAAACCGTTATAATCATGCCACCCATAGTAATCCTTCCAACACTTACGCCCAAGCAATTGCGACCAATACATCGGAAGTGTAGAAAACATATTCTGAATAGTGGCGCAATTTGATAGGTCAAGGTCTGCATCGGAGACGGTCAACAAATCATAACAGCCCCAAAACATCGTGCTACAATCTGCACCGCTTGCAAACGTCCAATTCTCAATTGGCTCGATAGAACTATTCCAAAAGTTGTCTCCAAACATCGTGCGAAGGTCTGTCGCACTTGAGACATTGAAATTCTCGACTCCTTCAATGCTTAACACTTTCTGATTGCCGTTGAAGCACTCACGGAAAGTTATTACATGAGAGGTATCAAGGTTTTCAAGCCCGTGATAATTGACCAGGCTTGTGCAATAGGTAAACGAATAACTCATATCGGTAATTGAGTTTTCGCCCGACCAACCAAGTAAGGGTTCGAGGGATTCAACCCCGCAACTACTCATAAATCTGTTAAGGTTTTGAAGGTTGGTGATGTCAAAATTTTCAAGTCCTGTGATATTTTTTAGCGATGTGCAATTATTGAACGCATTTGCTAACGTTGTAAGGTTGGTTGTCTTCCACCTTGTTAAAGCCGAGATATCGGTAAGTGCCGAGCAATATATGCACATTGCCGACATCTCCCAAACGTTCGAAACGTCCCAATCTTCCAAGCCGTGAAGACTCTTAAGAGCATAACACCTTTCGAAAAGTGAACCTATGCGCTCCAAACTTTCGGTGTTCCACTTTGCAAGAGCCGAAACATCTTCGAGAGAACTGTTTCCGAACCCGAGCCTATATATTCGAGTGACCTTTGATACATCCCATCCCGCCAAAGGCTTATAATCTGTGACAGCCGCGCCATTCAAGAAGTTGAATATTCCTGTGACATTTGATGTGTCCGCAAACTGTAATTCGTCAATGTCTGTGACAGCCGCAGAAACGAAGGCGTAACCTGTGTTGTTGCCTAACTCGGTAACTCTCCAAGGGAATGAAGACACCTTCGTTCCACTCAAAGCTGAATACACGAACATTTTCTCTGCAATTGCCGTGTATATTGTGGAAGGTCTAAAAAACAGATATCCGTCAGTGTAAAGGTCACAGGTTCCAGAACTTGAAGCTACCGTTCCATGATCAACGACTTTGATGGTCTGCTTTACTTCCTTATCAACAACGATAGTTTCTTCGGGGTAGATATATTCCCGGTGATAATGGCATGAAACTTCGATTTCACCTTCGGTGTCGAATGTCGCACCGATTGCGGGCGAGAAAGTACAATGCGCGATGTCATCTTTTACCGCATCAATAGGATCACCATTTTCATCGGGGACCACGAAATAATACTGTCCCGCGTAATTGGTCGAATTGAGAGGCACAAAAGGATGGGAAAATATTTGCACCTCTCCATCGCCCGAATCAAGAAGGGTATAATCGTGACCGTTTCCGAATATGAAGAAGGATAAATTTTCAATGTTATAACTCATGCCAACTCACTCCATTTGAGTTTGCTGTCGGTGACAGTCATATAAACTTTTGCAACGTGTGTGCCTTTGCCTGTGATGCGCTGCCCCATGCTGTGAGGAAATGGAATCTTTCCCGCAAGTCTTCTGTCGGTGTATTCTTCGGACCATACCGCTTCGTCATCAACGGTCAATTCGACTTTTATCAATGCCGATGCGGATAAATCTCCATCACAATCAAATACAAAACCCATGCGCTGAACGTCAGTCTTTTGTGCAAACTCTATCTGCGCGACAAGGGTTTTGGTTGACCCGATGTTGTCGTTTGCGATCGTGTCAGTGTGCAAAAGCCAAAAGTTTTTTGTTCCGACTTCTTGTCCGTTGTTATATTCCGATGAAAGCCCCGCGATGCTCTTGGTGAATCTATCTTCAGCCGCCGCAAGTCTTGGATTGTCACCACAACAAGTGACGGACATCGTTCCACCGATGTTGTAAACAATCTGTGTTATTGCGCCGTAGTCATACGCACCCGCCTGGTTATCCGTGAAGGTAAGTACATCGCCAGGGTCATATATCGGGACGAGAGGCATTTCGCTTTGGAACGGCACATAATACACACCATCCCATTCGTTTATAATTTCCTGGAGTGCTGCTTCCCTGTTTGAAGTGTTTGAAATCTGCAAGAACGGATTTGTTCCCAGATCGAGAACTAAACCGCCTGTGTTCGTGTTATGAACATATTCCTGGACCCCTTCATCCTTATAGACCGAATATAATCCATCAAAGGTTGTGCGGAAGTCCGAGAGATTCGATGAAAAACGGAAATTCGATGGAATTGTGTCTGCCGAATTTGCTCCGTAATGCCCAATATATAAAGCCCCATCGCGCCCAATGTATGCAAAACCGCCGAGATATGCCGCCAAATACCCAAGGACATCGCGCCAGGTTTTGGCATCTGTGACGGTATCGGCGAATCCTGTTTTGCGATTTCCGTTAGTCATGGCTTGTATTTGCGCGGGAGAATTGCCAAGTGTTACCCCGCAAGCCATGCACATTTGCTCAAGCCAAATAGAAGGAAGCTGAATTGAATTATTAAGCGATGCGACAAATTCAACCGCATCAAACTTGATCATATTGTCATAGGCTTTGATGGTTATGTGGTCCGCTGTCTGCGTCGCCTCGGAAATCGTGAAAATTCCCATAGGGATAACATCAAGCGCACCATCAATAGAACAATTTAACGAAATCGTCCCATTGTAGAGTTCATATCTGGAAACTCCGGGGAGAATCAATTCCATCGACAAAGTTCCGGCGTATGCGGTGCCGATGTTAAGTTCCTGAGAAGCGATTGACCTTGAAATCGTGCCGCTTACGATCGCGCCGATGTTGTTGTCAAAGTCTCCGCCAAGGTTGAAAGAATAAGTGGAACCACCAACGGTTGTAATGGTTCCACTCCATTCGATCTTTCGCGTATTCGATTTTATTTTCGTGAGAAAGGTTGCCGATGCTGAATACATTAGTAAGAAGTTACCTCGAAAGATACATTCCAATAAGTTGTTGTTCCGTTGTCTTTGATAAGGCTACAAGAGAGATTTTCGATGAATCCATCAAATGTTGCCTCGGCAAGTGTTGAGGGAGAGAAATATCCGACCGTGACTTTGCTTCCCTTGATGTAATAGTTGTATAACTTCTGATACCAGGTAGAATCAACGGTCGCAGAAACCGACAGATGCGGAACCCCCAAACGCTTGATGTCGCGAATGATTGTGCCCGCCTCTGTCTTGTTCTTTGTTTCCTCATTAAGAGGGTTGAAATTGTATGAATCTTTGGTGAGCGGGAAATATTCTGTGTCAAACTTCAATTTGATTTTCTGTGCCATTATCTACCCCCGCTAACTAAAGCGTGTCTTTGCTGTGCATTGAGGATGATCGTGTCAAGACGTTCCTGTCCGATATAAACAGGAATCACGATGTCACCCTGTGCGCCCGAATTTGCCCCAAGAACATCGGTCATTTCTTCATAGGGATTCGCAATCGCTGAATAGTTATTCGGTGCAATCTGTGCCCCTGTGAAGTCTGTGGCGATGCTTCCTGTGACGAGTCCCATCGCATCTGTAATAAGTCCGAGATTTTCACGGATTCCCGATGCGAAAAGTTCCATCATATCGGGTGCATAAGTATGGAAATTGGAAAGCGGTCCTGTTTCGGGTTCCGAGAATCCGAGAAGACTTTTGATCGTGCTTGCAAGGTCTGTGACCGTTGACTTAAGCTTTTCCCACTTCGCTTTGATACCATCAATGAAGTTCTGAACCAGGTCCTTGCCCCAATTCTTTGCATCCTCGACCTTCTGCCAAAAACCATCCTTGACAGATTGAACGAGGTCCGCGCCTGTCGTTACAAGCTGACCAACGACCATCAAGATTCCTTCAATCAACTTGAAAAGGAGTTCCGCACCCGCTTCAAGAATCTTCGGTGCCGCCTTGATGATTGCTTCAACGAGATTCATCACGATTGTCGGGGCTTTCTCGATAAGCTTCGGCAATGCGTTGATTATTCCTTCCGCAAGCGCAAGAATCAACTGTATCGCCGCATCAACTAACATAACAAGCGTGTCGGGGTCGGTCAGTTTATCCACCATTGTCAACACAACATCAACAACGGCGGGAATAAGGGTCGGAAGGTTCTGAATCAGACCGTCAGCAATTGCCATGACGAACTGAAGACCCAAATCAATGATAAGGGGCAACATCGTCAAAACGGTATTGATAATCAAATCCATCAATGCGGGAAGCTGTTCGAGCAAAATTCCGATAATATCGGGAAGTGCCTGGACGAGTGCATTCACAAGCTGAATTGCCGCATCAACAAGAGGCGGTAAAAGGGTCTGAATGAGTCCAGGAAGCAATTGAACAATAATTGGCGTGATCTGTGTGATGACCTGTCCGATTCCTGTTAATGCTTGCTGAATAGTGGGCATCAAGTTATTTATGGCAATCAATGCCGAATCGACAAGATTGTCAATGAGTGCGCCCAGGTCCGCATCGGGATTCGCCATTCCTGTTACAAGGTTCTGCCAAGCCGATGCCGTCATCGCAAGGGAACCCGAAATCGTTTCGGAAGCTTCCTTCGCGGTCGTTCCGGAAATTCCCATTTCATCCTGGATGATCTGAATTGCCTCGGTTATATCTGCAAAGGAATCAATGGAGAGGGAGCCTTCCATATATCCGCCAAGCTGTTCAGCATCGCGGAGAAGTCTTTCCATTTCTTCCTTGGTGCCACCATAACCAAGCTTAAGGTTATCAAGCATGGTAAAGTTGCCTTTTGCGAATCCCGCATAGGCGTTTTGGATGGCTTCCATGGATGTTCCCATCTTGTTTGCATTATCAGCCATCGCTATGACAGCTTCATCCGCCATGTTTGCCGCTTGCCATGCGTATTCTTCACCGAGGGAATTGGTGAGGGATGCAGCGAAACCATTGACGGTTTCCATGTATTCATTCGCGGAAAGTCCCGCCGTTTCGTATGCTCTTGAAGCGTTTTCCATTACGGTATCGAACTGATCACCGTATAAGGTTTCAACACCGCCGACAAGCTGTTCATAATCCGCGAAGGATGATACCGCTTCTTTGGTAAGCGCTGTGACACCCGCCATCGCCGCTGTGACCGCCGCCGTTGCCGCCGCTGTGACCGCTCCAAGACCGGATGCAAACGCCGAACTGAAAGACGCGGACGAACTGCTTCCCGCTTCACCCATTGCGCCTTCAAGTTCGCCCTGGATGCCTTCCATCGAAGGTCTTATTTGGAGATATGCTTCACCTATTGTGTTCGACATTTATTATCTTCTCCCATGCTTCGTTAAATTCTTCGGGAGTCAAGAAGACTTCCGTTTTGTCTTCCGTCTTCTCTTCAAGAAGAGATTTCAAAATCGAAGGTGGACGGTTTCGGTTTTTCTTTCCGTCCTTTGTCTGTGCCCAACTTTGGAAACTCAAGTCATCCGCTATTCTTGCAAGAAGAGCCTGTTCCAATGTCAGTTTGCTTTCCGAGACTTCCATCTTCACCCTTGAATCGTCTCTCAAACCAAAACAGAGAGTCGCCGCCAATTCGGGTGACAACTCTCTGTAGTTTAGGATGTGATAAGTCTCTGCAAAATCACAGATTAACTTATCCTCACACACCGCTATACAATGTGCGAGGAATATCAGTTTTTTAAATTTACGCTTTCAAAGATTTCTTTGATGTCCGCCATGATCGCATTAGAATCGCAAAAACCATCATTTTTGGATGCAACGTATTTCAAATACTCTTCGTATTTGTTACCGAATATGAGGACAACCATTTCCTGGATTCCTTCAAGCTTTCCAAACTCGGTCTTGCTCTGCTGACACTTGGTAAGCGCTGAAACAAATCGCCAATCCTTCAAAATGCGATTGTCGATTTTAAATTCAAAGCCGCTCTTTGTTGTTCCTTCCATAATTCCCCCTATTCTTTACACTGAAGGTACCGTAGCGGTGATGTATTCGTAATGATACACACCAGTGTTGTCAGGTACATCGGTGATTGTGACGTTGTAGCCGATAGCCTCGTCATCCTTGTAGACGATCTCACCGAGTTCGGAGATAGTTCCGTTAGGAACTACGATTCTCTTTGCTCTGCCGCCCTTGACGATCATGTCGAAAACCCAAGCTCCGGCAGTCATCTCTTCTGCAGTTGCCTTGATGGTGAGATTTCCGCTTCCATCTGCGGTGACATTAGCTGCACCGTAAATGGTCTTGAGAACATCTTCATTCAAGGACTCGATAAGAGTGAACGCGAAGGTGTCGGGTCTGTCAGTCTGAAGATTGAGAACGGTATCACCGCCCCAAGCTTTGACGGTATCGCTCTCAGGGGAGTTATTGTTTGTAAGTCCGTCCTCGGATACATATCCAAGCTCAACGAATGCGGCATTGAGTGCAGCAGTTGCGCTGGTAGGAAGTGAAGTTCCGAGAGGAGCCCAGTGAACAGCTCCGCTGACTTTAGGCTTACCTACTGATACTTTTGTTGCATCGGGCATAATTAAGCCTCCTTTAATAATACAGATTATAGTAACTACGATAGCGGTACCGCTTGAGCTCGGTGTCGGTGTTATCATTGCCGCCGCCGATCTCACAGGTTATGTCAGTCGTTTCATGAAGTTTGTCCATCGCTGCTCTGAGTTTTTCGTCCAGAACAGCCGCCGTGTATTTACTCGGTCCATATGATCTGAACTCAAGTGTTACCGCATCAATGCGATTAGTTCTTCCGATGTCTACGCGCTGAAAGATAATGAATGATTCCGGAATCTGCTTCGGTATTTCCAAAACTACCGGGATATTATCCTGATCAAATTCCGCATCAAGAAAGCTTTTCACTCTTTCTTCAATCATTTGTCGTCTCCTTGCCTTTATAAACTACTACGTGACATCTGTCGAAGCCCACAAAACTTGATTCGATCTCTCCGAGCTTTTCAGCTTCATTCATTACTGCATCCATCATGAATTGAGATTTTAAAACCTCAACGATTCCGGAGCTTTTCAATTTGACTTTAACCTTCGAGTTCTTCAAGATGTACCTTCTTATTCCACCTTAAAGGAATATTCGCTTCGATGCCTGCTGTCGGCTTTCCTATGGTGTGATATCTTCCGCTAAACGGTGCGGGAAGTATTACATAAGTATCTTCCCAGGTATTCTCATCACCTTTAGGAATTGCCAGAGTGTATTTGGTCTTCTTGCCGTGCATCGCCAGATTGTTGGTAATGTCATCAGCTGAAGGTTCGCCAACCAGCACATCGCTGACTTCTTTAGGGGAAGTGCTGAAAACAGGAGCTCCGAAGTTATCGGTTCCTGTCTGTGTCTTTACTTCTAATGTGACTGTTATTCCGGTCATACAGAAACCTCCGGATCATTTAAACAGGGAACTATTCCGATCTTATTACCATATCCCAAAAGCTTTTTCTCGATCTTGTTCAGATACAGTTCTCCGACCGAAGTATTCGATCCCATTGTCCAGGACTGCGAATAACCCATTGCAGACATTGAGCCCTGTGTCGCTCCCATAGGGATATCAGAATCAATGCTCATTGACCTCTGGACCATGCGGATTGAAACAAGCTTCTTTGCATCAGCTGTCGCATTAGCATTGAAACTGTCGATGATAGTTCCCGCATCATCCAAGAGCTTCGAGCAGATATTCTGCTGTGCGGTTGTCATTGTCTCGGACATTCTATCCTGAACATCCTGAACGGTTGCGTATGCCATAACTGCCTCATTTCTTGGTTTTCTTTGTCTTCTTGGGAGCCTCAATCTCGGGCTCTTCCTTTTCCTCCAGTTGCACCGGTGCAACTTCGGGCTCTTCGACCTGCTTCGCTTCGGACTTGGGTTTTTCCAAGTCAGCGGCGAGCTTATGGCCCGCCGCCTTGTATTCTTCAACTCGGTCATCCGCTACCCAAAACTCGGTCCCTGTGAAGCAGTTGATCATCCTTACCATCAGATGGAAGGAACGCTGGTCGCGGTCAGAGCGTTGAAGCAAGCGGTGTCAGCGCGGAAGCCGACTTCGATTTCTGCTCTAACTGCAAACATATTCTGCTGGAAAAGATTGATGGTGTTGCCATCTCCAAGATCAAGAGTTGCCTGATCAGAGATAGCAATCTGAACGTCATCCTCAACAGCTCCCCATACTGCCTGGGTCCAGTCGCCGCCGTAGCCGATTACGGAAGGAGATCCGCTCTTGAAAGCCGCCTTGGACATTTCGGTTCTTGCTCCGAGGATCATAGGGATAGCACCCTCTGCTGTATTATTGATGAACAGAGGTCTGCCGTCCTGGTCTTTTGCTCCGAGAAGGATTCCTCTTGCCTGAGGGGAAAGGATGTAGCCGTCGAGCAGTCCACCATGAAGCGCAATGTCGGTATCTGCTGCAACAAGTCCATCATAGGCGTTGGATGCGAGGCTCTGAGCGGTTACACTTGCGAAAGTGTCAAAGTCAGTGCCGGGAGCATTTCCGTGAAATACGGTATAATCAAACTTTCTTCCGAGAGCTGCAGGAAGCCTGCGAACGATCTGATCATAGAGAGCGCCCATGTCTCTTCTGAACTGATTTGAAAAAGGAACGATTACAGAGAGGGTATATCCTCTGAGCATCTTGGTTCCAAGAGTGGGGTTGCTTACGGGCTTCTTTTCGGTTTCGCCTACCCATGCAGCCTCAGGATCCGAAAGAATTTCAGGAATTGCGGTTCCTCTTCCAGGAAGTTCGCTCTTGCGGGCAAGTCTCATAACCTTTGATTCTTCAGCAACTTTCTGCATGATCTCTCTGCTCACATCAGCAGGGAGTGTGATGTTTGATCTGTTAGTGGGAACACCTGACATGATTTTTCCTCCTTAATTTAAGACGGCTGAAAAGTATTCAGCAAACTGCTGTTTCGTCGAGCCGCCATGATTAGTGGAAACCTCTCCGCCATCTTTTACTTTGGGATAACCTGAAGGCTGAGCAAAAGCTTTTATAGCCTCTGCCTGCGCTTTGCAAGCCTCCTCAGTATCTCCGGTAAGAAGATTTGAAGGGATTCCTGTTTCTTTTGATACTGTTTCTCTCATAGTCCTGACTTCATTCTCTTTTTCGAGAGCAGTAAGTTTTGACTCGAGATTGTTTGCACGTTCAACAGCCTTCTGAAGTTCGCTCTTGCTGGCTTCTTCCGCTTCGTCATACTTGGCGGCTTTCGCCTTCAGATCTTCGTAGTCAGCATACTTGCCTTTTTCTTCAGCAAGTCTCTTTCCAACGATTGCGTTTACTTCATCCTGAGTGAAAGTGCGGTTCTGGCCTTCGCCATTTTCCTGAGTGATTACAGTAGCGGTGTCGCTCATTTCATATCCTCCTAAAAGAGTAAAATTCCTCGACTTGGCGCGAGTAGCCTATTAAAAAAGCACCTTTTGACGGGTGCTGATTTAAACATCGATTAATTCTGAATTGTTGGGGCCTTCGGTCTTTTTGTCTTCTGCATATGCAGCGCGTCTCATTGCGTTGATCTTGTCCTGCGGAGTCCTTCCATCTGCATGTCTATACATACTCAAATATCTATCCGGATCATATCCTTCAACATTGGTTCTCTCATTGAATCTGATTGCATAGGCACAATCGCAATTTGAATGGATGTGCTCTGCATGACCGTTTTTTATAGACTTTTTGGATGCGTACTGCCATCCGCGTGATGCGAGGGTTAAACAGAATGCGCAAGTATCACCGGCAGGAATCCAAGCAAATTGTGCTCCGTCCCTTAAACTGTTCTGTAAAGTCGTATCCTGCCCAGCCTGTTTGACAAGCCTTCCGACCACGTTAGAAATATAGGTCTCATCCTCGGAAAACTTTAATGCTCCATTAATAGCCTTGCCTGTTTCCACAATCGTGGCGGTCTCTGCAGGTACCGCAGCAGGAAGATAAACTTCTGAAAGTTCAGCCATTGCATCATAATATTCGCAAGCAAGAGCCGCCGCTCCCTCGCCATATTTTGTAGCGAGTGCATAAGCAAATTCTATAAGTTCATTTCTGGGGATGTTGGCAAGTCCAACTCCTCCCCATCTTCCCGAAGCACTCCAAACGGCATCTCTAAATTCATCCGCTGCCTTCTGGCTTAGTTTTGCCAAGAGGTCTCTGTATTTTGTCCATTCTTCAAGAGAAACCGTCATTTATCTATTCCTCTAATTCCGTCAAAACCTGAAGTCCTCTCGCCTTAACCTGCTGAGCATTGATCCTTCTGATGTCTGACTGTGAAAATCCGACCATCTCAAGGAAGACATCCGTCTCACCGAATCCGGGTCTTGCGGAAGCTATCTTCATAGCCGCATCAGCTGTCGATGCTATTGAAGGCATCATCGGATTCTTGAAGTGAGGCATGATGGCCTTGTCTTCTTCTGTCAGTTCATCAATGGAAACATTCTTCTCAATGGCAAGAGCCATGAGCATGATCTGGGTCAATGATTCTCCGTTTCCCTTGTTGAGCTTTTCAGCAAGAGATACCAGTTTCTTTGACTGAGCTTCTATCGCATCGGAGCTTGTCGGATTTGCCTCGTCAATTACTCCGACATCATTGGAAGACAGTCCGGTAATTGCGGAGAACTGTGTCGCAAGGGCTCTCAACATCTGAATGTGTGGAGATATGTTTCCCTGTGCCAGCTGTCCAAATTCCGGAATCTGTCCAGAATCAGGGTCTCTGGTAGCCGCAAGGATTGATCCTACATACTGCTTGAACTTCTGACTGATTACCATGTCATACTGTTCATCACTGATGCCGAGAAGATATTTCTGCGGGGATGTAGCAAATTCAAGTCCGATCGTTGCATTGCAAATAGTACGAACAAAGCCTTTTATAAGTCCGCGCTGAGGAGATTTTATCCTTGACCTTCCCAAAGGTTTCTTGTCTGTGGCGTTCCAAACCATAGGCTCCATAAGAGGCCTTCCCATTTTGTGAGGATGCTCTTCAGCCTTAAATGTCTTAGTGTCCGAGATGCGTTTGAGTACCCAAATAGAATCTGATGTATAAAAATTGATCACAGAAACAAGCTCGCTATCTCCGCTTTTTATAGTGTCTATGATCGCAAATCCGTATTCGATTCTTCCAAGTTCTCCGTTATATTTTGCCGCTGCTGTTTCCGGTGAATGGAACCTTATTCTTGCCTTCTTGTTATCATCAGCTGAAAGTGTCGCAAACACGCATCCGAACTCGAGCTCTGTTGTTGTGGCTTTAGGATATTCGGACAAAAGTTTGTTTCTTTTAGCAATCTGAGTAACCACGTCAACATCACCGCCGTTTTCGCCAACGAATCCATCAAATACGGATCTCTCCGCGAGAACATCAACAGCCTGCCCGCCCCAGCCGCAATCCATCTCTAACCCGCTAAGGTTGTCAGGAAGAGCAATTCCAAGATTAACCTCAGAAAGAGGGATTTTGCCCTCATAGTATCTGCTTTTCACTGCGTTCGCATTTTCGTGCTTATTGAAGATCTGAACGCACTGCTCAAACTGATTCAAAACTTCATCAGGCATCTCTAAGATTAATTTGTAATTAAGCTCGAACATTTTTTATCCTCATCCGATACGTGATTTTCTTCCGGGGACTCTCTTCGAAGTCCTCACTCCCCAAAGAGCTAAAGCACAGGACTCAATCGGCCCCGAGTTTTCTCCACCGAATCCCCAGCCTTTTCCGATGGGTCTTTTTGTTGCGCTCTTCGCGCTTTCGTTTAGTATTTCCTGCTTTGAGTACCATGTCAGCTGCTTGGTACCTATCTCATCAACAAGAAGGCTCGCTGATGCGATGACCTGGTTCGTGTTTGGCCTAATGATAGAGTCCTGAGCTTTCCAGATGTCCTTGATCTTGTCATTGAGAACATCTACTCCATTCTTACCATCGATGACCACACACGAAGCTTTATTTACTCTTGCATTGAGCCAATCCGCAAGCCATTGAACACCTGCCGCTGTGGTCTTCTGTTCAATAACCGCTATTCTGGCGATGCCATCCTTGTCAATGACCGCTCCACTCAAGCAGACTGTTGAACCATCAGGAGAAAACTTAACGCCATAAGCGGTCTTGCCTTCCGGTTTAAGCTGATCAGAACTGCAAGCTTCCCACTTTTCTTTATCTAGAGCGTAATTCTCTTTCGTGATGGTCTTTGCTAAATAACCTAAATGCTCTCTTGCAAAAGCATCGGGTGTCATGCTTATAAGGTCTTTTTCAAGAGCTGAGACGAGCAGCTGGAATCCAAGAGAAGGATTGCACTTATACCAGCGATCTCTATCAGACACATCCCCGATCTCCCTTGTGGACCATTCATGAATACACGCACCAGGGACAGCTTCATCATGCATCTTGTCTATCTGCTTCTTGAAGATAAACCCTTTATGTTCTGCCTCCGGTGTCGGAGGGGTACCCATCAATATGGTCTGTGGAGATCCGGAAGGCGCGGCTGAGTTCAAAGGCGAAAGTGAAGCGTCCTGAGCTTGTGTATAACTCTGCGCCTCATCAACTACGATGAGGTCAAAGGTTCCGCCTCGTCCCATGTCAGAACTATTTCCGCGAGTTCTGAACTCTATGTGACCGCCATTTTTTAGGTCAAGGACCATCTGTCCTGCACTGGTTGTATATTTGTCGACCAATGCATTGAGTTCCGGATACTTAGCCATCGGATCATCTCTTCTGTCTCCGAATTTCTTCCGGAGCCTGTCGAATGCGATCTTTGCAGTCTGGAACTCTTGTGCAGTATGAAGTATTCTTTCACCCCGCTTAACTAAGCCCCAAGTCTCGCGCGGCTCGGAGTCTCCCGTTTTACCGTTCTGTCTTGGCACCATCAAATAACAGATATGATGGATGAGGACTCCTTTATCATCAACAGCCAACCAATCATCAAGAACAAGCGCTTGCCACGGATGAGGTTTGAGAGCGTATGCAGTAGCAAGTTCTGTCGCATATTTGCCCTCGGTTTTTTGCCAAGGCTCGGCTCGATGAAAGATCGGAGTCTGTCTTCCGATTCGTTCACTCATTTGCGGCTGCTTTATTCAGGATTCTGAACAAAGGTGTCTCGTTCTGGGCTTCACTGTTCTGATTCTTGAGAGCCTTTAACCTATCCATTGCTTCGAAGAGACCAGTCGCCAGTGGCTTGATGTCTCTTCCGGAATCTGTCATGTCGAGAACCTTTGCATATTTTGCAATAATGGTCTCACAGATCCTGATTTCATCTTTGGATTTTACAGCTGCTGAAATGCTGTTTCTTGACCTTGATGAAGGTTGCTTGTTTTTTGCCATATTTTGTTACCTCCTTGGAATCACCAAGTATGAGCTTGAAAACCGCTCCCCACTTGAATTTTTAAAACGTCCGTGGTCTACGTTGTGGATAACTTTATTGTGGATTTTGACTTCGAGAGTGGTGGCGCTGGGCCAGCGTAGAGTGGCTTTAAGGCCTGGGAG